AGCCGAGGAAAAGATTGCCGATGTCAACGCCAATGCCCCTGTTGGGACGACTCAGGCGCTGATTGAGCAGGGAGCCGCTGTGTTCTCGGCCATCCACAGCCGTTTGCACGACAGCCAAGCCCGTTTGCTCAAGATCCTGGGCCGATTGAACCGCTGGTACTTGGACGAACAGAAAAAGGGCGATGTCGTTGCCGAACTGGAGATCCGCAAGGAAGACTTCAAGCGCAACACCGATGTCGTCCCGGTCTCTGACCCCCACATCTTCTCTGAGACCCAGCGGATGGCCCAGATCCAGGCGGTCATGGCCGTCATGGAAAAGAACCCCGACCTGTTCGACCGCAAAGCCGTGATCGAGCGGTTCCTTAAGCAGATCAAGGTTCCAGGCGTCAACGAGTTGATGAAGGGCGTCCCAGATCCCGAGAAGCGCGACTCGGCCAACGAGAATGTGGCAATGGCAATCGGCCAAGCCGCCTTTGCTTACCCCGAGCAAGATCACTTGGCGCACATCCAGTCCCATCTGGACTTCGCCAAAGACCCAGTGCTGGGAGCCAACCCCATGATCGCCCCTGCGTTCATCCCTGGGGCCATGGAGCACATCAAGCAACATTTGACCTTGTGGTACTTGAACCGCATGAACGGGTATGTAACCAAGTCCCTTGGAAAACCTGTGAATAACTATGAAGACCCCGAGTTCACCGCCAAGATTGACCAGTTGTTTGGCGTGGCCTCCCGCCATGTCACCTTGGACAGCAAGGTGGCGTTTGAGCAGGTCATGCCAGTTGTCCAGCAGATGATCCAACAGGTTCAGTCGTTCAAGCCCCAGCCTCCAATGACCCCCGAGGCGCAGGTATTGAAGGAGACCAGCATGGCCGAGACCCAACGCCGCGCCCAGAAAGATCAAGCCGACATCCAGTTGGCCCAGCAAAAGCATCAGGACGAGATGGCAATTGCCGCCGAAGACAACCAGTTAAAGCTGGCTATCGCACAGGGCGACAATGAGACCAAAGAGCGTATTGAATCCGCAAGACTGACCCGTGACGGGGTCAAGATGCAAAACGAGCAGATGAAGACTGCACTTACCTTAACCAGCAAAGGAGGCCAAGATGGCTACCAGTGAATACGAACAAAGAACCATTCTCGTGCCCCAGCACAAGCGTATCGCCATGGGCGAGAAGCTTGACGGGACATCCATGCAACCCAAAGGCCAGCAACAGCCAGCCAAACCCCAAGGAGGTCTGTCACAAGCGAAGAAGAAATAAAAAATGAACACCATCGGAGACCTGATCGGTGCGTTGAAGTCTCGGCAGGCTGAAATAGCCGCTTCCCTCGCTGTTGGTAATGCGGCGAACTGGGAGACATACCAACGCATGGTCGGAACATTCCAGGGGCTACAAGAGTCCATGGACATATTAAATAAATTGTTAAAGGATGATGATGAAGATGAATGAACCTGAAGCTTTTGACCAAGCTGAGTTGGACTGGGCCTTCCCAGTCGTTGACCCAGGTGCAGATCCTCTAGGTGGGCGCGTACTTGTGCAATTACGCCGCACCAAGCAGAAAATGACTGGTACTGGGATCATCTTGGTTGAAGAAACCAAAGAGGCCGAGAAGTGGCAGAACATGGTGGCGAAGGTCTTGAAGATCGGCCCACTGGCGTTCAAAAACCGCGACACGATGCAAGGATGGCCCGAGGGGTCATGGTGCGTTGTTGGCGATTACATCCGAGTCCCCAAGTGGGGCGGAGACCGTTGGGAAGTATCCGTCCCAGGGGAAGACGAACTGGAAGACAAGGCACTGTTCATGGTGCTCAACGACCACGAAGTCATCGCAAAGTTGACAGGTAACCCACTCGCCATGAAAGCATTTTTATGAGTACAGAACCCAAAGACCAAATTGAAGACATCGTTGTCTCTGAGGAAAAGGACGGCTCAGTCGTCGTAGACCTGCCTGACAGCATCCAGTCCCCTGACGAGCAAGAAGAAGTTCATGCCGCCGAAGGTGGAAGTGCTGACGATGGTGACGCCGATCACCCTGATGATACGGATGCCATCCGCTCGGCTCGACGCAACCGCCGCAAGGCCAAGCGCGAGTACATGAAGCAGACCAGCATCGAAAAGGACGCCCGTCTGCAAAACCTCCAACGCCAGAACCAAGAGCTTTTGGAGCGCCTGTCAGCCGTCGAGCGCAGGCAATCCGGGGCAGATCTGGCTCGGTTGGACAAGGCCATCGAGGACAAGGAGCTTCGCCTCCAGTACGCCAAGATGAAGCTGTCCGAAGCCACCACCGCTGGTGACGGCGAAGCCATGGCAAAGGCCCAGGAGATGTGGTACGAGACCCGCCGGGAGATCGAGTCCATGCGCTCGGTCAAAGAACGGGCGGCTCAGAATGTCCAACATCAGCCCACTGACAACGGCGAAGTACAGCGCCATGCCAGCAACTGGATGGACAAGAACGACTGGTACGACCCCAACGGGGACGACGAGGACAGCCAGATCGCCAAGGTCATTGACCAACGGATGGTTAAAGAAGGCTGGAACCCGAACTCCAAAGATTACTGGCAGGAGCTTGATCGGCGTGTTGCCAGAAAGCTCCCCCACCGTTATACTGACGACACTGACGATCAGCCAACTCGCAGTAGACCAAGGAGCGTTGTGACAAGTTCAGGGCGTGAAAACATCAACAGTAGTGGTTCTCGAAACACTTTTACTCTGTCACCAGAGCAAGTGAGAGCCATGAAGGACGCAGGCATGTGGGATGACCAAGCCAAGCGATCCAAGATGATCAAGCGCTATGCAATGGAAGCACGACAAAACAATGGTTACAGGAGTTAAAAAATGGCTACAGAATCTCGTCTAAAAAAATCCCTCAACGCTGGTGGCCGTGAGCAGAGATCTTCGCAAGATCTTACCCGCGCCGCTCCCGAAGAGAAGTTCGTTTCATCAACTGAACGCCGCAAGGCATTTGCCGATGAATGGACACAAAGCGCAATGCCAAAGCTTCCCGAAATACCGGGATGGCACCTTATTTGGCTTTCAACCACCAACACTTACGACACCATTGAAAAACGGATGCGTCAAGGGTATGTTCCCGTTAAATCGGATGAATTCCCTCAGCACGAAAGTTACCGTGTAAAAGCTGGCGAACATGTTGGGTTTATCGCATGTAACGAGATGATCTTGTACAAGATCCCTATGGATGTGTACCAAGACATCATGTTAATGATGCACCATGAAGCCCCAATGGAAGAAGCGGACAAAGTCCGTGTCCAGCAGGAACAACTTCAAGGGCAACGCGATAGCTCTGGGAAATCCCTGGTGCAGGTTGAAGGCGAAGGGTTTGGCAAATTTGATCAACGAGTCCCCGATCCCATCTTTCACGGGTAATGGACTGGAAAAAGGAGTAAGACAATGTCTTCAACAAACGCTCCATTCGGTATGCGCCCTGCCTTCCACCCTTCGGGTCTGGATCGCGCAGTATGCACTGTCGATGGAATTCTCTCTACCTATAGCACTTCTATCTTGAAGGGTCAGCCCGTCAAGTTAGATACCTCTGGTGTTATCCAAGTTGCCGCCGCTGGCGACACCTTCCTCGGCGCTTTCGCAGGCGTTGAGTGGACGGATACCACTGGTCGTCGTCGCGTTTCCAACTACTGGCCTGCAAGCACGGCTTATGTGGCTGGTTCCTGCAACGCCTACTACTACACCGATCCCAACATCGTGTATGAGATGCAAACTGACGGCACTGTTGCCCAAACTTGCATTGGCGCATGTACTGATCTGAGCAACACCACGGCTGGTTCTACCACCACTGGTTTGTCAGCCTGTACGCTGAACAGCACCATCACGGCGGCTGGCTCAAGCGCTCAAATGTTGATTTTGGGTTTGGCTCCTTATGCCGATAACGCTTTTGGCGACGCATATGTGATTCTGCAAGTAAAAGTCAATAAGTCGCAATTCAATGCGTCTGTTGTCGGCGTTTAAGGAGTAAATAACCATGGCCGCACCAATGCGTAGTACAGACTTTCGGAGTATCGTTGAGCCTATCCTCAATGAATGCTTCGATGGAGTCTATGACCAGCGTTCAGACGAATGGTCTCGCGTCTTCCGTGAACAAGAAGGCATTCCCCGCAACTACCACGAAGAACCCGTCCTGTACGGATTCGGAGCCGCTCCCCAACTTCCTGATGGCACTCCTGTGTCCTATCAGCAGGGTGGTGTGCTCTTCCTCCAACGCTATGTCTACAATGTGTATGGCCTCGCCTTCGCATTGACCAAAGTGTTGGTTGAAGACGGCGACCATATCCGCAT